TTCCAGCGAACAGTCAGATACTTAGTGTTGTAATAATGATAGAACAACTTTTTGCAAACTCAGCAACTACGACTATTGCAGTAGGAAAAAGTGCAGCAGATGCAACTAATCTTATAGCAGCAGCTTCAGTTTCTGCTACAGCAACTATCGTTGATCCAACTGTACCTGCTAGCGCGGGCGCGTGGAGAACTGTAGGAACTTCTGATGTTGAATTATATGGAATAACAGTTGCTAACTCTGCAACAGCAGGTAAAGCAAGAATCGTTGTTACTTATAGTCAAAACGCAGCATTAGCGGCACTATAATAAATTAATTTTTAAGGAGCTCGAAAGGGCTCCTTAATATAAGGAGAAAAATATGAAGTCAGATGTAAAACCAGTTGTACTAGCAAGTAATATTAGTACTGCAGTTTTGTTTACAGGACCTACAAGATTAAGAGGCTATATGATACAAGCTGGAGCAACTTCAGGAAGTTGTATTATTAATGGTTTAGCAAATGCGTCAACTGTTAGCACTTCAACTAACACACAAGTTTATATTCCAATTCAAGTTGGAGCAGGCGGAACTGAAACTTTAAACCTACCAGAAGACGGCGTTTTATACGCTGGACGAAATGGAACAGGAATAGTTGATGGTGTTGGAGTTGCTTCAAATTCAAGCGGATTAACTGTTACGTTATTTATAGAAAAGTAGGAGTCAAGTATGGCTACCACTTCAGGCACTACAGTTTTTGAAAAAACTTTTACTATTGATGAAATAATAGAAGAGTCTTACGAAAGAATTGGTCTTATCAATAATACTGGTAACCAAATGAAAGCAGCTCGTCGCTCGCTGAACATTATGTTTCAAGAGTGGAGCAACAGGGGTTTACATTATTGGGAAGTAGCATCAAATGATATTTCATTTGTAGAAGGTCAATCAGTTTATACAATTTATAGATCACCCTCTGATGGTACTTCAGATGGAGTATTTAGTTATTTAGATGGTGCAATTACTGCATCTCAAACTACAATTACACTAGATTCAGTATGGCAGTTTCCAACATCAGGTACATTATTAATAGATTCTGAACAAATTACATATACTGGAACTAATACAGATTCTAATCAAATAACAGGCTGTGTCAGAGGTGCAAATAGTACTACAGCTGCAACTCATGCAGATAATACTGCTGTTTATGATTATAATTCCCTTACATATGGGCCAGATGATATTTATGAAGCATCATATAGAAATACACAACAAGTACCCGTTGCAGATTTTCCACTTACAAAAATAAGTAGATCAGTTTACAATTCTTTATCTTCTAAATATTCACAAGGTCAACCTACACAATACTGGGTACAAAGATTTATAGATAAGATTACAATCACTTTATATTTAACACCAGGATCAGATCAAGTTAATAACGTAATGCATTATTACTATGCAAAAAGAATTCAAGATGTTGGAGCTTATACAAATATTACAAACGTTCCATATAGATTTGTTCCGTGTATGTGTGCAGGACTTTCTTATTATTTAGCAGTTAAATTTGCACCACAACGTGGACAAGAAATGAAATTATTATATGAGGATGAATTATTAAGAGCACTAGACAGTGATGGCTCTTCTTCAAGTTCATTCATTACACCTAAAACTTACTATCCGAGCGCATAATGGGAAATCTATCAAACGGAAAATATGCATATATGATCTCAGACCGTTCTGGTCAGAGATTTCCATATCAAGAAATGGTTCAAGAATGGAATGGATCATGGGTACATATTTCTGAATATGAAAAGAAACACCCACAACTTGAACCTAAACCACATAATTCAGATCCTGAAGGATTACAATATGCACATCCTGATAGAATAGAACCACCTGTTATTATTGAATTAACTCCAGATCCTTTTATTACAATTAAATATGCAGGTAATACTTATATTAATGTTTATTCAGAAGACCATGGAAGATCTACTGGTAATGTTGTTAGATTTAGAGGACCTCCTGAAGTTGTAATCCCGGGCACGCCCGCGCGCGAGACTTCATTTGAATTAGTACCTTCATTTGATGGTGTTACAGATATTTCAAATGCAAATGGTTTTACGATTACAGTTGGAAAAATTGATTCATTTGGTATTGTTGGAGATCCATTGAATTATTTCTTTTTCCAGAGTACAGATACAGCAACAACAGGAAATGTATCTGGCGGCGGGGCACAATGTTCTGCAGGCCCAGTAACATTAAAAGCTTAATATGACATACACAGAACTAGTACAAAAAATTAGAGATTATACGGAGGTGGATGCAAATGTATTTACATCTACTATTGTTAATGGATTTATATTAGATGCTGAATGGAGAATTCAAAGGGATGTAGATTCTGATAATAATAGAGCTTACGCAACAGCTTCTATTATTGCAGGTCAACAATATGTAAGTACACCTCTTTTAACAGATCAAACCTTAATTATAAGAGAATGTCAGATATTAAGTGGAGGAGAATATTATCAAGTAGAATATAGAGATACCGGATTTATTAATGAATATAATAATACTCAAGCACAAGGATTACCTAAATACTTTAGTTATTGGGATGAACAGACATTAATTGTAGCTCCTACCCCAGATATTAATTACACAATGCAGTTAAATTATACCTTGAAGCCGGCTGGTTTATCTGCTAGTAATTCGACAACATATTTAAGTCAGCAATTTCCCTCTGGTTTATTATATGCATGCCTTGTTGAGGCGTATGGTTTTTTAAAGGGTCCTGCTGATATGATTCAGTTCTATGAACAAAAGTATCAATCGGCGTTACAAGGATTCTCTATTGAACAAATGGGAAGAAGAAGACGAGATGAATTCCAAGAAGGTTCACCTCAGATTCAAAAACAAGGATAATAATTAGGAGATAAATATGGCGTTTACAGGAAATGCAATTGCAAATAGTTTTAAACAACAACTACTAGAAGGTGGTCATAATTTTACAGCTACTACGGGTAATGTTTTTAAACTTGCTCTATACACTTCTGCAGCATCTTTTACTTCTGCAACAACTGTTTACACTTCAACAAATGAAGTTGCAAACACTGGTCAGTATACAACAGGTGGTGGAGTTTTAACAAATATATCACCTTTAGTTTCTTCAGGAGTTGCATTTATAGATTTTGCAGATATATCTTTTACAGGAGTTACTTTAACTGCAGCAGGATGTTTGATTTACAATACATCAAACTCAAATGCAGTAGTTGCCGTATTAGATTTTGGTGGAGATAAAACTGCAACGGCTGGAACATTCACAGTTCAATTCCCAGCAGATACATCATCAGCAGCTATTTTAAGAATCTCCGGATAATAGGAGTTCAGCATGGCTATTGTTGACGGTTGGGGTAGAGGCACCTGGGGACAGGGAGCTTGGAATGAAAATATTCCAACTGAAGTAATTAGTCCAACTGACACAGCTTGGGGTGAAGATACTTGGGGTCAAGGGACTTTTGGCGGCATAAATAATCTTAATATTAATTTAGAAAGTGTTTCCGTTGCAATTGGAATAGATGTTCTTGTAACAGGACAACAATTAACCATTGATTTAAATTCAGTTACACCTTTAGCAAATGCTAATGTTGATTTAACCGGTCAAGAATTAACAACTACTTTAGGAGACATTGATCCAGGTCCTGATGTTGCTCTTGTCGGTCAAGAATTAACAGCTACTTTAAATTCAGTTACAGCTTTTACAGATGTAGAAGTTGATGTAACAGGTCAAGAATTAACTTCTATTTTAGGTGATGTAAGTATCTCTATTGCATCAAATCCGATTGAAATAGTAGGATTTCAATTAACAGCTAATTTAAATTCAGTTGAAATTTTATTAAACACTCCTGTTGATGTAACAGGTCAATTATTAAGTACTACATTAAATTCAGTTACAGCATTTACAGATGTTAATGTTGATATAACAGGACAACAATTAACATCTAATTTAGGAGATGTTGATCCTTCACCAGATGCTATAGTTGTAGGTATTGGAATGACTGCTTCTTTAGCTGTAGGAACAGTAGTTATTGCAACAGCAAATGCAGAGGTAACCGGTCAACAATTAATATCAGCTTTAGGTAGCGTAAATTTAACAGCAAATGCCAATGTAAATGTAACAGGAAATACGTTGACTATGTCGATAAATAGTATTAATAATCAAATCTGGACAGTTGTTAATACAGGAACTCCAGCAACTTGGACGGAGATTGACACGGCTGCATAAATTTAATAAACAAGCATAGGGAATTAATATGGCATCAAGTTATTCTACAGACCTTAAACTAGAACTCATGGTTACTGGCGAGAACGCCGGATTATGGGGAGATATCACAAATACAAATCTAAATATTCTACAGCAATCAATTGCTGGTTATGAATCAGTTTCATTAAATGCAACAACAGGTGCTACTTTAGCTTTTTCTAATGGTGCATTATCAAATGGTAAAAACGCCGTTTTAAATTTAACAGGAACTTTAACTTCTTCAGTTAATGTTATTATTCCAGATAGTATTGAAAAAGTTTATACCGTTAAAAATTCAACATCAGGTTCTTTTGCAGTTACGTTTAAAACAACTTCAGGAACAGGTGCTACTTTTGCAGCCACTGATAAAGGTATAAAATTATTATATTCTGATGGAACAAATGTTACGGATATAAATTCACAATTATCACAAATAAATTTAGTAAATCAAAATGAAGCTAGATTTGAAGATGCAACAGGAGGTCAATACGTTGGAATTAAATCTCCAACAACTGTTTCTTCATCTTACACACTAGTATTACCAACAGCAACAGGAACCACAAACCAAGTATTACAAACTGATGGTTCAGGAAATTTATCTTTTGCAACAGTTACAGGTGGCGCCGCGTGGCAAGCAGTAGTAACATCAAGTCTTACTGTAGTATCTAAGAATGGTTATTTTGTAAATACATCAGGTGGTGTAATTACAGCAACGCTTCCTGCTTCTCCAACACTTGGAGATTTTATATCATTCATTGATTACAATGCAACTTTTGACACTAACAATTTAACAATAGCAAGAAACGGCAAACCCATTCAAGGTTTAGCAGAAGATTTAACCGTAAACCAAGAACGAGCTGGACTTACATTAGTATTTACAGATGATACTCAAGGTTGGCTATTACAAAATAATTAAAAGGAGAAACTATGGCAAATAAAAATTATCAATATTGTGTAGCAGAATGTTGGGGTAAAGGTTTTATCACCAACAACGATTCATCTCAATTTTCAATCTCTGGATTTCCAGGAAACGTGTGGCAAGTTCCAGCAAACGATAGAAATGCAAATATATGGATCAATGGTATTGCAGGAGTTAGAAAAACTGTACAAGAAGCACAAGCAATCGTAACTGAACAAGTACAAATTGCTCAAGCAGCATACGATGCTTTACCAGCAGATGATTTTAGAAAAAAACAATTCTCAAGACCCAATGATATCGTATTACCAGAATAAATATTTAAAATGTTTAAACTATGAGTACATATTATCAAATCTTTGGTGGAAAAGTTAATGTCGTATCCGCAGATCCATCCAATCCTATAGAAGGTCAAATCTGGTATAATACCACAACGGAATTATTAAAGTATAGAGCTATTGCACTTGCAGCGTGGGCTAGTGGTGGAAATTTAGGAACTGCAAGACGTTTTTTAGCAGGAGCGGGAACTCAAACAGTTGGTTTAGCCATTGGAGGTAACACAACAGGTACAACTGTTACTGCAGCTACAGAAGAATACGATGGTACCTCTTGGACAGGTGGAGGAAATTTAGGAACGGGTAGACGTCTTTTAGCAGGTTGTGGAATTCAAACAGTAGCCTTAGCTTTCGGTGGTCAAACAACAGTCGCTGTTAATAACACAGAAGAATACAATGGAACTGCTTGGACAGGTGGAGGAAATTTAGGAACAGCAAGACAATCATTAGCAGGAGCAGGAACTCAAACATCTGCTTTAGCATTTGGTGGAATTATAACAGTAGCATCAAACGCCACAGAAGAATACGACGGATCATCGTGGACAGTCGGAGGAAATTTGGCAACAGCTAGGACGTATATAGCAGGTTGTGGAACTCAAACCGCAGGTTTAGCTTTTGGAGGTATGATATCATATCCAACTAATACTAATTCTACTGAAGAATATGATGGAACTTCTTGGACAGCTGGAGGAAATTTAAATACAGCTAGACGTGCTTTAGCAGCAGCAGGAACTCAAACATCTGCTTTAGCGTTTGGTGGAACAATAACAGCAGTTTCAGCAGCCACAGAAGAATATAATGGGACATCTTGGACAAATAGTACAAATTTAACAACAGCAAAAGAAGCTATGGGTGGTGCAGGATCTCAAACAGCTGGACTTGCATTTGGTGGACAAACAGCTACAGTTATTACAGCAGCAACAGAAGAATACACAGGAGCAATAATACCAGTAACTAGAACGGTCACCGCATCATGAGCACATATTCTCAAATCTTTGGTGGTAAAGTTAATGTCTTGGCATCCGATCCATCAAACCCGATCAACGGTCAAGTGTGGTATAACTCCACTAGTAAGGTTTTAAAATTTAGTCAAGCTAATGTAGCTGCTGCATGGGCGAGTGGTGGAAATTTAGGAACGGCTCGATATACATTAGGAGGAGCAGGTACACAAACAGCGGGTTTAGCTTTTGGTGGATATACAACAACAAACCAATCAGCCACAGAAGAATATGACGGATCTGCTTGGACAGCAGGTGGAACTATGGGAACGGCTAGACAAGGTCTTGCAGGGGCAGGTACGCAAACATCAGGATTAGGATTTGGTGGATTTGCAACAACACTTTCAACAGCAACCGAAGAATATGATGGTTCAGCGTGGACGGGTGGAGGTAATTTAGGAACGGCTAGATATTTTTTAGCAGGTTGTGGAACACAAACTGCAGGACTTGCGTTTGGTGGAAAAACAACAGTTGTTGTTACAAACACAGAAGAGTATGATGGCACAAGTTGGACAGCAGGTGGAACTATGGGAACGGCTAGACGTGCTCAAGGTGGAGCAGGAACACAAACAGTGGGTTTAACTTTTGGTGGTAATACTACTAGCGTAGGAATAACAAATGTTGCCAACACAGAAGAATATGACGGATCTGCTTGGACAGCAGGTGGAAGTTTAAATACAGCTAGAAGAGGTCTTGGAGGAGCAGGAACTCAAACTGTAGGATTAGGATTTGGTGGATCTATAACAGCTTCTGTTGCAAACACTGAAGAATATAATGGTACATCTTGGACATCTGGTGGAACTATGACAACAGCAAGAGATTATTTAGCGGGTTGTGGAACACAAACTGCAGGATTAGCATTTGGTGGTACAGCAGGAGGTCTCAGAGCAGCTACAGAAGAATATAACGGACCAGGATTTCAAACAACTAAAACGGTAACAGCAACATGAGTACATATTATCAAATATTTGGTGGCAAGATTAATGTAGTATCTGCAGATCCATCTAACCCAATTAAAGGACAAGTGTGGTTTAATTCATCAACGCCTGCTTTAAAATATAGAGGCATTACAACAGGAACATGGGCTAGTGGTGGAAATATGAATACTGCTAGATATGCTCTTGGGGGTCTTGGAACTCAAACTGCAGCTTTAGGATTTGGTGGATATGTTCCCTCTTATACAGCAGCTACAGAAGAATACGATGGAACTTCTTGGACCAATGGCGGAAGTATGGCTAATGCAGCTTTTAATAGAGGAGGTGCAGGAACTCAAACAGTAGGATTAGCAATAGGTGGTTTTTTAGCAGGTTATATTACAGCTTCAGAAGAATATAATGGAACTGCTTGGTCGGGTGGAGGAGCTTTAGCAACAGCAAGAGGTTCTTCAGGTGGAGCGGGTACTCAAACAGTTGCTTTAGCTATTGGAGGTTCTCCTTTAACTGCAGCTGTAGAAGAATATAATGGAACAGCTTGGTCGGCGGGTGGAAATTTAACTGCAGCAAGAGAAGGTTTAGTTGGTTCAGGAACTCAAACTGCTGCTTTTGGTATGGGTGGTGGTGATGGAGTAGCATACACTCTTAATACTCAAAACTATGATGGCACATCTTGGACAGCAGGTATAAATATGAATACAATATCTGGAGGTACAGGAGGAGGTACACAAACTTCAGCTTTAGTAGTGAGAAATGATGGAGCAGGTATTACACAAGAATATAACGGATCAGCATGGTTTACAGGTGGATCTCCCTCTTTTGCAAGATCTGGTTTTGCTGGAGCAGCAGGTTCTGCAGCTGCAGGTATTATTTTTGCAGGTATTACAACTGGAAGTCAAACTGCAACAGAAGAATATAGTGGCGGTGGAGCTGCCACAAATAGAACAGTAACAGCAACATAACACTTTAATTACATACAGAATTAGTATAGTATAATCTAAATGATTGAGAAAAAAGACATAAAGGAATTAATTCAAAAAGAAGAAACTAATTTAAACAATCTTTTAACAAAAGAAGATATGTTTAATTTTAAATCTCTTGTAGATGAACTTCGTGATACTTGGACAAAAAAACAAATATTTAGAACAGAAACAGAAGCTAGAATTTCAGTTCTTCAAGATGCAAAGTATCCAACTTATGCTTCTAAATACTGGCAATGTGTTAGAGAACAAAATGTATTTTTAGAAAATTTAATGTCACTCTCATTTGATTATAGACGTAATGATGCAAAGATTAAATGGTTAGAAAAGAAATTAGAAACTGAAACAGATGAATATAAATTAGAGTGTTATAAAATAGATTTAGATGAAAAACTTTATGCAAAAGCAAATATGGAATTAACAGCTAAAGATCGTATGCGAGAAATTCAAATGTGGTCTAATTTGAAAAAAGAATTTAATGATGGAACGTTTAATACTAAAGATGTAAATTTACATCAATTAGAATCATATCATCAGATTATGCAAAATAAAGTACAAACATTAACTCCAGGTTCTTCACAAGCAGAAGTATTTAATGTTCTTGGTCAATTAAAAACTATTGAAAGAGAAATGAGTGATAAAAAACTATTACAACCCAGCCAACCTACTTTCGGTATTCAACATAAAACAAACGGTTCTTTAAAATAAGACTTTAAAATTATTTAAGAAAGTGCTATAGATCCTTTAGAAATGACTAAAGAATTATTCTTTCTAGTAGCATTACCAAGATCAGGTAATACTTTATTTGCATCAATCATGAACCAAAATCCTAATTTGGTAGTGACTGCAAATTCTATTACATTAGAAATTATGAAGGATATATTTCTTCTTAAACAAACAGACGTATTTCAAAACTATCCAGATCATAAATCATTAGATAATGTATTAGATTCTGTCTTTGATGTTTTTTATAAAGATTGGCCGCAGCGTTATATTATTGATCGTGGTCCTGTAATGACACCTGGTAATTTTATGTTAATGCAAAATCATTTCAAACGTCCATTTAAAGTAATTATTATTCTTCGGGATTTAATGGATGTATTGGCATCTTACATTAAGTGGTTTGAAAATGAACCAACCGCTTTTCCAAACAAATATGGTCATACAACGATTGAGCAAAAATTATCTATGCTAATGAATAAAGACGGCGCTATTGCAAAAGATCTAGAAGCCATAAAAAATTCTTTTAACTATCCAGAGATTTGTCATTATTTAAGATATGATGATTTAGTCACTCAACCAGAAATTGAGATAAACAAAGTATATAAATTTTTAAATATATCTAGCTACAAACATACATTTAAAAACTTGAAACAGATTAATATTAATGGTATAGGTTATGACGATACCATCGTTGGAAACAAGATGCACATTATTAAAGAAGAGGTTAGAAAGGAAGGCAATCCTTATAAAGCTATGATACCGAAACGTATTATAGATAAGTACGGACATATAAAGTTATGAAAATTTTAATATTTGGATTACCAGGATCAGGCAAAACTACATTTGCTAAAAAGTTAGTTGAGAATAAAAAGATACCACACTTTAATGCTGATGAAATTAGAAAGCTATTTGAAGATTGGGATTTTACAGAGAATGGTCGTAAACGACAAGCGAATCGTATGATGACTATGTGCGATCTTGCAGTTAATCATGTAGTTGTAGACTTTGTTTGTCCCTTTGAATCTTATAGATCTTTCTATGATATGAAGGTTTGGATGAATACAATTGATAAAGGAAGATTTGAAGATACTAATAAAGTATTTGAGAAACCTAAAAAGGTAGACTTTGAGATAAAAGATTTTAACTACGATAACATAATAAAGGAGATACATGATAGACTACTCTAAACCAACAGCACAGATGTTAGGACGTTGGCAGCCATTTCACGATGGACATTTGGCTTTATTTAAAGAAATATTAAAGAAGACGGGTCAGGTTGTTATTATGGTTAGATCAATGCCACAAACAGATAATAATCCATTTGTATTTGAAGATATAAAAAAACGTATTGAAGAAAAATTAAAATATTACGTTGGTCAATTTGACGTTATAAAAGTACCTAATATTACAAACATATGTTACGGTCGTGATGTTGGATACAAGATAGAAGAGATTGTATTACCAAAAGAAATACAAGAAATATCTGCAACAAAGATAAGACAGGAAATGAAAAATGAAATTTAATTTTGTATTTTTAGGTCAAACAGTTATTCGTTACGAAGTTCCAATAGATATCTTTAATGAAATTAATCAAATTTACGAAAGTAAACATGGAGAACTTGCAAAAGCTAATAAACAATTAATTGGTAAAATAGAAGATGAAAGATCTTTATTTTATGATGGAGATGATACATCTAAAATGCATAGACACAATTATTTAACTCCGCGCGTGCAGGAATGGTTTATGTCAGCTTACACTCACTATTTAGATTGGAATAAAGTTTTAAAATATAGACTTCATTTAAATTCAATATGGGTAAATGAAATGAAAGCTCTTGAATATAATCCAATTCATATTCATCAAGGCAATATAGTTACAGGTTTAACTTCAGTTATGATCTTAAAATTACCATCAACTTATGGTGTTGAATATTCATCGGAACATTTACCCACAAATGGTAGACTTCAAATTATAGGTAATTCTTCAGGACAATTTTCAAATAGAGATTATTCTCCGCCTATGGCACTTCGTGATTTTTATATATTTCCTTATGATATGAAACATTGTGTATACCCATTTAACAGCACCAATGAAACTAGAAGAACATTAGCTGCGAACTGTGATGTTGAATATAACCCAATTGAGAGTAAAAAAGGATGATGCATAAAGAACTATGGTTTCCAACCCAAGTCTATATTAAAGATTTTAATATAGATAATAAGAAGCTAGAACAAAATATTATAAATTGGTCTAAACAAGATAATGGACTACAAAAAACAAATGTGAATGGATGGCATTCAACATCCGACATGCATAAAAAAGAAGAATACAAACCTCTTATTCATGAATTATTTGTAATGCAATTTGATATATTTAAAGAAGAATGTTTAGATTCAGAACCTTTTCTTGGCAACATGTGGGCAAATATTAATCCACCAGGTGCATTTAATAGACCCCATATTCATCCTAATTCTTTATGGTCAGGTGTTTATTATGTTAAGACTCAAGAAAACTGTGGACATTTAAAAATAGAAGATCCTAAAACAATATCTCTTATGACAGTTCCAAGAAGAACAGAACAACCATTACCAAAGCATCTATGGAAAGAAGTACATTTTGAACCTATTCAAGGAAGATGTATTATGTTTCCATCATGGCTTAATCACACCGTTGATGTAAATCAATCTAATGATATTAGAATATCAGTGTCTTTTAATTTTTTACAAGCTGGAATGTTTGCGTGATTCCTATATTTATAGGTTACGATAGTAAAGTTAAAATAGCTTATCATGTACTAGCAGAGAGTATTTTAAGAAACAGTTCAACTCCAGTTACTATATCTCCCATTAATTTAAGTAATTTAAAAAATATTTATACAAGAAAACAAGATCCACTTGCTTCTACTGAATTTTCATTTAGTAGATTTCTAGTTCCTCACCTAATGAATTATAATGGCTGGGCCATATTTATGGATTCCGATATGATGATGTTATCAGATATCACAGAACTTTGGAATTTAAGAAAAGAAGACTATGCAATTCAAGTTTGTAAACATGAGTATACTCCTAGTTCTAAAAATAAATTTTTAGGTAATAATCAAACGATATATGCAAAAAAGAATTGGTCTAGTTTAATGTTAATGAATTGTAGTAAGTGTAAAACACTTACACCAGAATATGTTAATACTAGATCTGGATTAGAACTTCATCAATTTAAATGGTTAGATGAAAATTTAATAGGTAGTATTCCTCTTGAATGGAATTGGTTAGTAGGTGAATATCCTTATAAAAAAGATGTACATAATGTTCATTTTACAGAAGGTGGACCTTATTTTAAGGATTACAAAAACACAGAATATGCAAATGAATGGTTTAAAGTATACGATGATGTTATTAAAATAAATTTATGAAAGTTAATAAAGATAAACTTACATTTAAAAATAATTTTTTAAAAACAGAAAAAGGTAGAGACGCACAAAAACACGGAGACTATTACAAACAAATTAAAGCCAGTATAGAAAAACATGGTATATTAAATCCATTAATTTGTGTTCAAGATGGAGATATGTATAAAATATGTCTTGGTATAAAAAGATATATTATTGGATGTGATTTGGGTATGAAAGAATTTGAAATTAAAGTCATACTTAAAGATGAAAGTAAATTTTTAAAAGAAGAAAATGCAAAATATTTACCAACAGATGCTGATAATGCTTATTACAAATCTTTAAAAATATCATACCCACAATATCAATTATTTAAAAATAGACTTGTATTAAAACAAATTAAAGATTTAAGTTTAGTTCATAAACCAATAGAAAAATCTATTAATAGAGTTAAAGGTCAAATGGAACAACATGGATTATTATGTCCAATTGTTTTAAGTCCTTCTGATGATAATTTAATACAAACTGGAACAAATAGATTTTTAGAATTACAGCGTCAACAGTATGATGCTACATTATGTTATAGACCGATAGATGCACATGAAGCTAAATTCATGCAAGTTGTTAATGTTCTTACACTAAAACATCATCCTTTTGAAAAACCTAGTTTTATATATGATGAAGATATGTTAAAGATATATGGTCAAAACATAGGTAATTTTTTAAACTTATTGAATGAAAATGGCTTATATGATAGGTAATATTTATGCCATTACAGAAGATACAATTTAAGCCAGGATTTAACAAACAACAAACTGCAACCGGAGCCGAAGGGCAATGGATTGATGGGGATAATGTTAGATTTCGATATGGTGAACCACAAAAAATAGGTGGTTGGCAGCAATTAGTTAATACAACTTTAGCAGGTCCTGCTAGAGACCAGCATACTTGGACTGCACTAGATGGTAAAAAATATGCAGCAATAGGAACTTCAAAATTATTAGTTATTTATTATGAAGGTCAATTTTATGATATTACACCTCTTAACAGTGCACTAACTTCTTGTACTTATACATCAACAACAGGATCAGCAACCGTTACTATTAATAAAGTAGCTCATAATTTAGAGGTAGGTGATTATATCATATTTACAGGTGTTACAACTCCAGGACCTACTACAACAAGTTTTACATCAGCAGATTTTACAACAAATGTTTTTGAAGTTTTATCCATTCCTACGTCTGGAACCTTTACAGTTACAATGCCAAGTGTTGAAGGTGGAACAGGTGTAACAGCAGGAGGTACTATTACTACAACTCCTTACATTAGAATTGGACCCACTTTTCAAACTCCAGCTTATGGATATGGTACAGGATACTTTGGTGGATCAAATCCAACTTCAGTTACAACACAATTAAATGGATCAATTGATAATACACAAGCAACCATTACAGTTGATTCAACAACAGGATTTCCAGCTTCTGGGATATTAGATATTGGAACTGAATTAATTACTTACACCGCTAAAACTGGAACAGATTTTACTGGTTGTGTTAGAGGAACAAATGGTACAACTGCTGCATCACATTTAGATAATGCAATTGTAACTAATGCAACTTTATGGACAGGTTGGGGTATACAATCAAATACTACAAATACAATATTAGCCCCTGGCTCCTGGTCGCTCGATAACTTTGGCCAGATTCTAGTTGCAACCATTAAGAATGGAAAAACATTTACTTGGAATCCATCTATAGCAGCACCTTTATCAACAAGAGCAACAGTGGTTTCAAACGCACCAACGGCATCTGTTATGACACTTGTATCAGATAGAGACAGACATTTATTTGCATTTGGAACTGAAACTACAATTGGTGATACGACATCTCAAGACCCGATGTTTATAAGATTTTCAAATCAAGAAGATATTAATACTTGGAACCCAACGGTTACAAATACTGCAGGAACATTTAGACTAGATACGGGCAACGAGATTATAGGGGCTGTACAAGGTAAAGATTATGTTTTTGTACTTACCGATGCTGCAGCTTATGTTATTCAGTTTGTAGGACCTCCATTTACATTCTCTGTAAGACAGGTTGGTACAAATTGTGGATGTATTGGTCAACATGCTATGGTGTTTGCACAGGGCGCTGTATTTTGGATTGGGTTTGGAGGAGGTTTCTTTGTCTATGATGGAACGGTAAAACAATTACCATCATTAGTTGAAGATTTTGTATTTACAACAGAAAGTGGTAGTTTAGGAATTAATTATAATGCAAGTCAAATAACTTATGCATATCACAACAGTTTATATAATGAAGTAGGTTGGAATTATGCACAATCAAATTCTTCTCAAGTAGATAGAAATGTAGTTTATAATTATCTTGAAAATACTTGGGCTGTTGGATCATTAGCAAGAACAACTTATGTAGATGCAGAATCTTTTGATCTACCTTATGCTACTCAATATACTGCAAATGCAACACCTACGTTTCCTATCATTAATGGTGTAACTAATACTTTTGGTTCAACTAAATACTGGGAACATGAAACAGGGGTTAATGAAGTTAATGCACTAGGAGTTGAAACTGCAATTACTTCATACGTTCAATCTGGAGATTATGATATTTCTGAACAAGGTTTAGGTGGAGATGGACAATTGATTATGCGTGTTAAACGATTTGTTCCAGACTTTAAAAATTTAGAAGGCAATGCTAAAATTACTTTATTCTTTAGGGATTATCCAGCAAATGCTGATTCAACACCATCTACAACACCACCATTAATTACCGGACCCTTTACAATCACTTCTTCAACAACTAAAGTAGATACACGCGTGCGAGGAAGACAGGTGAGTTTAAAAATAGAAAATGATGCATTAGATGAAACTTGGAGATATGGAACTTTGAGATTAGATATTGAAGCAGGTGGAAGAAGATAATGGCAAAAATAACTGCATACATACCAGAACCTACACAAGATTATGATGTCAACAATCAAAGACAAATACTTGAAGCACTTAATACAATTAAAAATCAACTTAACTTTGGATATCAACAAGATTTAATTAACCAACAAAATGCTATGACACAATTTATATATGGAACACAAGCTGGCTCTTTTTGCCCACCACAACCTATTCAAATAGGGGGAGGATCTGGTTCTAATGCTTATGATGCATTTGGAAGATTAAGAGTATCCAATCCACTTACAATCTTTGACAGTAAGAATATAATGTCACAGAATAATTTATTTGATTCATCAACTGCAAATGGTGGAAGTGTTACTTATACAGCTAATAAATCTACAGTTAATTTAAATGTAACAGAAGCAGCAGGATCTAAAACAATAAGACAATCTAAAAGAGTCATGTCTTATCAACCTGGTAAATCATTGCTTATTTTTAATACCTTTGTAATGAATGAACCTACTACAAATTTAAAACAAAAAGTTGGTTTATTTAATGCAAATAACGGAATATTTTTTACAACAGATGGAACAACACTTAAAATAGTAAGACGAACTTTTACATCGGGTGCAGCAGTTGATACTGAAATATCACAATCTAGTTGGAATGGTGATAAATTAGATGGAACAGGTGCAAGTGGATTTGATTTAGATCCAGCGACATCTAATATATTATTTATAGATATTGAATGGTTAGGGGTTGGATCTGTTAGAGTTGGATTTGTTATTAATGGTCAATTAATTACAGCACATACTTTTTATAATGCCAATAGTTTAACAACTGTTTATATGCAAACAGCCAATCTTCCAATTCGTTATGAAATTGAAAGAGCTGGAACATTAACAGCGGGTACTTATGTATTACAACAAATATGTTCTTCTTGTATTTCTGAAGGTGGTTATTCTCCACAAGGATTAGAAGAAATGATTGGAACAGCTACAGTTAGTGCTGGTGTGAATTTAACAACAGCAAATACTTATTATAATATTGCAACAATTAGAATTAAGACTTCAAGACCATATGCAGTTATAGTGCCAGCTGGAGTAGATGTTTTAAACATATCTAATGGAGATTTTGAATGGGGATTATTTGTTAATGCTACACCATCCTCTCCATTTTCATATACAAGTTTTAGTGATAATGTAGAATATGATTTAACTACAATTGATTTAACTACATTAGGAACAAGAATTGCTGGTGGATACTTAGGTGGTAAAACTTCACCTTTTACTTTAGGTGGAGATTTTATAGCATTTTCAAATCAACTTGGACAAACTATTGCAGGTGTGTCAGATACTTTAACATTAGGTGTAAGACCAGGAACAGCTAATGGAGATGTATCTGGTTTATTAAAATGGTTTGATTTAACATAATGGCTATATTTTATAAAAATCAAGGATTTGTTTTATCAACAACAACCTTAACAACAGTGTTAACAATTAATACTTCTTCTAACGCAATCGTTAAAGATATTGCTGTAACAAATGATAGTTCAACTGCAGCTATATTAGACATGTATGTTTATGATTCATCCTCAACTACAAATTATCAATTTCTACATGCTTCCATTCCAGGACTATGTAATGGAAATGCTGCTCAGACAGTCTTGAATTTAGAAGAAGGAGATGCTATACTAGCTCAAACACCAACTGTTGATGTTATTAAAGGTGTCATCAGTTATGCATTATTAGACAGAACAGGAGAAAATGGATAATACAACTAATACAGAAGAAATTATAAAAAGTAAAAAAACTGGAAAGACATATAATACAATGGAAGATTTTCTAAAAGAAAACACAATAGAAGATTTACAAAAAGATGTGTCTATTACCATATCTAGCAAAGGATTAGATTTATTTCAGAAAGTAATGAATAAAAAATGAAACCTAGGGGCGGAACAGAATTACAGGTAGAATTACTTGAGAAATTTACAGATAAAAAATTACTAGATCAGGTACAAATAACTACATCTATACCTGAAAAAATACCATTACATCCAACTAAACCAAATATTCTTTGGCAACAAAATTCATATGACCAGGCTAATTTAGCACCATGGTTTAAAGATAAAGATAATCATAAAAAATATGATTGGTATGTATTTAATTCTCATTGGTGTTATGAAAAATTTAGAATGATGTTTGATATACCCACTCATAAATCATTAGTTATTAAAAACGCCATAGATAAAATTGAACCTAGAAAACTAGATCATAATGTAGGGGACCCTATTAAATTAATATATACTTCAACGCCGTGGCGAGGTTTGAATGTACTACTTGCTGCAATGCAGCTTGTTACAAATAAATCAGTTCATTTAGATGTATATTCTTCAACTCAAGTTTATGGAGATC